GCCGAGTACATCACTGCGCACGAACCTGAGTTGGCCTCTCGCAAGGCGTACATGAAGTGGATGTATGGTCTGCTGAGTGCCTTATCAAAAAAGGTTGGAACACCCATGCCAACCTTCAAGGGGTTTGCTCACCAACTTGCGTATTTCAAGAGCGGCTGCTCTAAAAAGACGTATCATGGAAAAACATGTCGCAAAACAGCGGGTGGTCGCACGAAGGACCGCGATCATCGGCGCACGTTTCGGATTTCTCATCGGCGTCTTCTTTAATATTGTAGATACACAATGGCGAACGTAGTCAGCACAGTGGTTAGTATCAATGTCACCGGGCATATTACAGGTTGTAATATTCTGATGGTAGATGCCGACGGAAGTGTCTATATCAGCTACCCAGATTACACGATTAAACGGGTGTCTCCGACTGGAACCGTAACTCACTATGCCGGACTTGCTGGTGGCGGCATAGGTACAAATTATGCAGACGGAACCCTTGCAACTGCAAGATTCGACAATCCACAAAGGATGACAAAGGGTCCCGATGGAACCATCTATGTTGGCGAGATGTATCACATACGAGCAATTCGGGGTCAGAATGTAACAACTCTTGCTGGACGTGGTGAAGATTCTGATCTTATTATTCCGGGTGAGGTTAGGGGGTACGAAGGACACGATCATATAATTGACGGACCTGGTCCCGCAGCATACATATCAAGTGCAGAGGATATTTGGTTTGATTCTACTGGAAAGCTCATGTTTTGGGATGAAGATATATTCCGCAGCGTCGCATTAGATGGAACGGTTACCACTGTTGCGTATAGCGGTATTGAAGCGGATCATGCGTTTGAAAAACACGCCACGGGTCAAGTCGTAGACGCAGCTGGAAATGCGTATTATCCGAGTATCTATTTTGATGCAATCGATGGAGCAGCCCTGATTAAACGACTTCCCGATGGATCAAAGCAAGCGTTTGGACAACTCGTCGCGCAAGGAGAAGGATCGCAAGATGGACCATTGGCAACTGCTAGGTTCGATCGGGTTACTTCGGTTGGTTATAGTCAAAAATACGAGTGCCTTTACACGATGGAAAGAGATGGAAAACCCTTTGACCGTTGTAGCCTCCGAAAGATTACCTTGGGTAAGCCGATGACTATGCAGTTGATGGGAGAGCAGGTCGCCCGGCAGACCCCTATCGAGCCTGAAATTATGGCAAACATTTCGAGATTCACGGGAGCTCTTGATCCCCAACGAGTGTATAAGGATTCAGTAAAAAATAGAGGTGTTGCACTTCCCAGAGGTGGTCGCAGAACTCGTCGTAGGAAGGTGAATCGTAAGAAGAAGATGACTCGTAAGCGGCGGTCTACTTCGTCTTATTTTTAGGCTTGGTTTGTAGGCGTGTATGTTTTGCAGAATAGACATCTGCCTTCTTCTCCTTGGCAGTCTTCTTAGTTTCGCGACGTGTCTTAGGTGGATCCTCCATGCAGTCTATTGTTTAGCTGACGGGTTTCCGTTTTAACCACGGCGGCTTCCCTTACGGCTCTTGCGACCGCGACGGCTACGGCGACGACCACCGACCGGAGCAGAGCTGGAGAGGAGGCTGCCGTTCAGGGTCGACGAGCTGCTGCCCTCCGTGGCACCCTGGACATCACCACCGCCGCCGTGCTTCTTGTAGGTCTTCGCCGCCAGCTTGAGGACCTGGCCGAACTTCATGCCCTTGTGGGACTTCATCGTCTTCTTAACGTGGGAGAGCCAGGCAGTCATTTTGTTTAGTGGTGAAGAAGTTATTGTAATCCTGCTGGTTTTTCAACAAATCCGGGGGCGACACTTGAACTGTTAAAAAGGAGCCACTGGCATCCATACGCAGAGGCAATGTTAGGATCCAGAGATTGTTTGCCAAAGGTGGGGTCGGGGACGACGATCGTGATTGAATTCCGATTGTACTGGACGAGCTCGGGCTGATCCCGAGGATGCATTGCCTGTCCATACAGGAGGCGGCGCAGCTTAGAGTCCGACCACGACAGATTCACAAGAGCCCCCAGTTCACTTCCCTGCACATTATCCGATACGATGATCAGCTTGTGTTTCAGTTCATCAAGCGGGGTCGAGACATCAGCGCGACGGGTTAAATGATGACGGACGGTTGTCTTCAGGCAGTCTGCCGCCATATTGAGCGTGACATTGTTGGTCGTATGCGGCACGATGGAGAGAATGAACGGCTCAGAGCTTGATGCCCAGGCCTGGATCAGATCCACGCAGACGGAATCAAACGTCCAATACTCGGTGGTGTAATCAAATCCAGGATTCAAGGGGGCCTTTGCGACAGTGGGCTTCCCATTTTCATCTGCGTACAGATGGACTTCGAGGAGACGACGACCCGACGCAATGACTGTCTTTGCATCCTCAAATACACCACCCGTTACGTAATAATCACACAGTCGCTTACGAGAACGGTCTTCTGCGTCAATACCCTCATGCCACATACTGTACCCTGCAATCGCAACCAGTGCAGCTCCAATAGCAAGCTCCATTACTATTCCTCAGTTGTATTTTTGGGGGACGTGAACAAGATCTGGCGAAATCCATTCATGACGTCATCAGGAATTCTTGCTTGCATAGGAATCTCGGTTAAGCAGGCGTAGTGGAAATACAGGCAGTACATTCCGCACTCCGAGTCCTTGAACTGGTGCCGCGTGGCATTGAAGGTCATCTTCATAGGCTGCGAATGAACTCCCGTCTCGTCCCATTGGGCCTTCCAGCGCTTCATGAGTGTCTTAATCTCCTTTTCAGGGGCATGGGCATACGAATCAAAGTACGTGATGCGCGGGTACTCTAGATCCTTGCGAACATCACAGAACAGGGCGATCCAGTGTTCGCCAGGACCATCGTGGGGATCGGTGTTGAAGACAATTCCGATCTGTTCGTGACCCCTTTTCACCAGAGCAGGTAGCTTCATCTTACAAAGAGAACTGACTAGACACTGCTGGGTCTCACTCTGCAAATCAAAGTCGATCGGAATACATCCAACAAAGAAGTACTTGGCAAAGAGTTTGGTGTAGTTCTTCTCTACATGATCAATGTCATCGGAGGACAGCCATTCATTGCGCTTGACTGCCCACTCTTTCGGAGCCTTGGGTTTCTGTAGTAGGGATGACACGATACATTCAGCCGATCCCGTCGAACACTTATCCGACAGACGGTGCTGAATATTAGCCCACATTTCTTCATCGGTTCCCTCGGGCACGGGATCTTCTTTTGGGTGTTCTTGATTGTAAACCTTGCGAAGACGCTGAACTTCTTCCGAGTCAAGCCAGGACATCCTTGTTATAAAACGGATACTCTAAAATCAGTTAAGAAGCAAACCATCATGGAGCAGCTCAAACCCATCCTTTCTGCCTACGCAACCGTTCAGCGTCAGATCAACGACATCAATACCGAGGTGAATACGCTTCGAGATGAGCGGCGTACAATCGAGCTGGATCTCGCAGCACTGTATTCGACGTCTCGAGAGGAACTCCCCGACAAGATTAATCTTGCAACTTCGGGGATGACCTTTGCAGTGAAACGTCCAAATCAATGGAAGAAGGGATGGTCCCTGTCCAAGAAGGAGCTGAAGGGATACCTGGAGGAGATGATGCCCAGCCAGGCAGAAGCGGTCATGACAGAGATTGTCAGACGGCAGGAAGAGAAGATGGTGGAGACGGATTACGGATTTGAGCTGAAGGTGCTGAAGCGTGATTGAGAGTTTCCTCTATTTCTCGGAGTGTTTGCTGAAATTCGGCTAGATGACGTTTAGCTTGGTCCAGGTTTTCGTGAGGGAGAAACCCACCCCGGATACGAGTCAAATTACACACAAGCGACCCGTTGGTGCTGAGGAGACGAGTAGCCAGGGTGAACAGAGGCTTCACCATCAACGTGATATGACTTTTTACAACACATTATTTTTAAATGGGCTACACCCCGTCATCCACCCGCTCATTGAAGTAGGCGGACAGCTTCTCGGACAGACCCTTCACACTGAACTCCCACACGCCATTCCAGTTGGGCCTCATGATCTTGCGAATATCGGGAATGCCATCCAAGACCGCGTGACGATCCACATACTTGCGATTGACGTGGGTTCCGTGCCACAAGTGGAAGATGGGTCCCGATGTGCAGGTGATACGAGGTTTGGGCAGCTTGTCAAACACTTCATATGCAGGAACCAAAGCAGGCTTGAGGTACGTGGACGGGAACTTGACATTCAACCACGCGGCGGCCGACAAGGTATCTCCACTTCCTGTGACACCGTATTCAAAGAACCCCACCTTGCGGAACCATCTGCGTCTGAACCCCCAAGCAAATCCAGGATGGAGCTTGTGGTCAAAGGTCTTCTTTTTGTCCATGTAGATTACGGACTCGCGGATCTGGGTGGCCTTGGTGTACGTGATGTCCAGCCAGACCGCCGTGGTAAAGGGTTGGACCACATCGTGATCTGCCAGGGCCGACGAGACCTCCGAGTACCAGTCCGGATTGCCAAAGATCAGATCGGCATCCAGAAACAGGACCTTGGAATAATACCAGGGAATCTTAGCTTCCAGCAAGGTGCAGAGATTCTCCTTGTGGAACATCACCGACTTGGCGTAGACGTGGAAGGCATCCGCAATCTCCGGTTCCTGCCGGTTGTAGACCAGCTCAAGTGTATAGTAGGGGATCTTTGCATGTTTGAGCTTCTCAATCGTGTAGAGATAGTTCATCAACATACGCTTGGACTTGGCGGGGTTGAAGAAGACAAGTCCGACTGCCATATCCTTGATGATCGGGGATCGGTAGCGCACATCCTTGATCTCAATCACGTTGCCCGGGTCGTGTTTGGGCAAGGTATCCGGGACCTCGGTGTAGGCCATCGACTGAGCCGCTCCCATTGTGTAGAAAACGGATAAAAGACTTGGCATGAAGAGACAAGTCACAATGAGCGATACATACTCTCCCTATAATCCGCGGAACCGATTCTTCACTGTGAAGGATATTCACCGACTTCTCCATCGTCATG